TTCCTCCGGCTCCGTTTGTTCCGCCGGTGATTGAGCATTATATTGAGTGCCGAGCTGATTCAAAAAGATGTTTGCACCTTGACAGATCAGCAAGTCACCGTGCTCCACAGTCCCGAGGTCGAGTCGTTCTCGGGCCTCGTTCACACTCATGAGAGTGCCGTTGACTGCACTCTTGAGCGTTTCAACTTTGGTCTTGAAGTCGGCGCGGAGAACCACGTCAACATTGAACTTGAAGAACAGACCGCCGTCGATCTCCTCAGCGGAGAGGATCTTGTAATCGATCTCCTCCTCGTAATGCTTGAGGATATACAGCATCGTCTCGACATAAAAAACGAGCTGCTGATGCTCGCCGGATGCGTAGGACGATTTTTCATAATCGTTGATCTGATTCGGTTTGATGCCGAATGCCGCCGCGATCTGGAGAGCGGAATATTTCTTGATCTCAAGGAACTGACCGTCGGTGAGCTTGACGTTCAACGGAGTGAGCTGAGATCCGACCGGGATCGGAATGATCGTCGAGATCTCATCGCCGTCAGCGTCGAGCGGAGCTCCCTTCGCATATGCTTCGATGCCCTTGATGTACGTCTTGACAAGATCATCGCTCAGATCACCGGTGTACTGGAGAACAGCCTTTCCGGTGTAGCCGTTACGATACATCTTGTTAAGCATCTTCTGAGCGTCCACATTGCCGTCGATGGTGGCTTTCAGACGATCACGCACCGAAACGCCGGAGATACCGTCGAACGTGCTCGAGGTCTTGAAGTGGAGAATCTCCTCATCGTGGAACGTGTAAACGCCCTGGGCTCCGGAGTATACATAATAAATGCGCCCTGCACCCTGATTAAACAGATCCTTGTCGTCGTTCAGGATCGTCACCTGATCGGACGGGAGAATCCACAGGGTCATGTTTGCACCGGCTCCGCGAATGAGGACATACGCGTTTCCGTAATGGGATCGGTTATATTCAACCGTGCTCCAGAACGTGGTCGCGGTCTGATACGGATTCGGGCGACTGCCGAGGATCCTATATCGCGGATCTCGCCGCACAGTCTGAACGCCGCGCTTGTCGGTGTACTGCATCAGTTTCAGCGGCAATTTACCGACCGATTCACTCAGTAGTCGGAGACATGCGAAGTACGTCGCCTCGTTGATCGCTTTCGGTTTCGACTTGTCAACACCGAGAAACGTCAGCAGCCGATCGACTTCGGTTTCCCTAAAATCGGCGTTCTTTCGCGAGAACCATCCGCGAACCTTTTTCAAAACGCCCATAACATCACCTCGTCATTTCTTCCAGTTCATCATTTGCAGATACTTCGCGAGCTCGCTTTCGACATCGACCTTGACAGTCTCGCGAGTCTTGAGATACATCGTGTGAGCATCGACGCAAGCGTCGACTGGGTCGATCCTCGCCGTTCGAGCTCCAGGTTTCTTGTCGACCTTTTCTTCGTCGAAACTGTTTCGAGTGACAGCAGCATTCAGGAATGATTTCGCCATGAGCTCATTTTTCCGGTCGTACTCGATTTTCTCGGACTTCACTAGGAGACGGATGTCCACCGTCGCATCGTTGAGGCATCGAGCCGACTGAGTTATCATCATGAGCGGTTTGCCGAACTCCTCCAGATCGGAGAGAACGCCGTCCGCGTTGTGTGGGTCGTATGCGATCCCGAGGATCTTGATCTCATATTTCGCGATCAGATCTTTCAGAGTCTTGATGATGAACTTATAATCGTTTTTGAAATCCATCGCTCCACCGGTGACGGTGATGAGCCCCTCGGACTCCCACACGTCATAGGGCTCGAGATCGCTCGCGATGTGCTCATCGAGTCGGCCTCTCGGCATGAACGAATGACTCCAGAAATACGGAGTCCCGTCATCCTTGATAAACTCGAGAGCGATCGTCGTCAGGTCTCCGCCGGAACTCAAGTCAAGGCCGACATAACATTCTCGGCCTCGGAAACATTCGAGCCCACGGTCGGAGCCGCAGCGAGCGAACTTCTCAGCATCGACGAACGCATCGTCCGACGACGTGACCCACATGTTCAGACTCTTCGTGATGAAATCTCGCAGATCCGCGCCACCCATGTCCTTTGCAGTCTGAGCATCTCGGGCGAGAGTCTCGCGACCGTGCTCGGTGGAGCAGAGGAACGGATTCGCTTTGATCTGATTTTTCGGATTCCAGATGTCGTCATGTGCGTCGAGACAATAGATGTCGATGAAAAAATCCTCAGCGGTGACGACACCGGAGAGGATGTTGATGCAGTAATCGTCCATTTCCTTACAGAAAGAATTGAGCTTTTTACCGCGAGTTGTAATCATTGAGACCAATGCTTCGACGAGCGAGCGTTGACCGTTGTATATAGCTTTATAGATCGAATTGTCCGGGTGTTGGTGGATTTCGTCCACGCTCGCGAATATCGATCGAAAGCCGTCGTCGAGACTGCGCTCTTTCGAGAGAGCCTCGATTGTGCATAGAGTATTGAGAGCAGTGATCAGGAGCTTATAGTCCTGAATCCTGAAGAGCTGTCCGAGATCCTTATCGGCTCGAATGAACTTCGCGATCTCATCCCACGCGAGTTTCGCCTGGGCTTGCTTCGTAGCAACCGTGAAGAGTTTGCCGTATTTATAACCGGAGAAATTCGCGATATACGATCCGATGATACCGTTCTCGAAGGTCTTGCCGTTCTGACGTGCGACCGATTTATATCGGCGGCGGAATCGTCGGTTCCCGTCGAGCTTCTTCCATCCGAACGTCGAGCCGACGTCGAACGCCTGACAGTCGAGCAGATGCACCGGTCGAGGTTTCGCACCTTCGAGCACGGTCAGCGTTTCAGCATATTCGAGCACACGATTGCTCGCGTCCACGTCCCATCGGTACGGAAACGCCTCGGTCTCCTGACGCTCGATGTCTCGCAAGTGTCGTTTACACGCGAGGACGTGGAGGTTTCCGGCGTTCATCGCGATCGGATCCGCGACGACTCGAGCCGCATATTCTGTGACTCTATCCATCAGGAACCACCGCCAGCAAATTTCGCGAACTTATTCTCAGGCGGAGCCGGAGTCTCGGTGATCGGTGCGACGATCTTTCCTCGGGAGGTGATCGTCAGTCCGAGATCAGTCGCCGCCGTTCGCATATCCTTCCGATACCGGGTTTCAATGAGCGACCACTGATTCATCAGTTTCGGATTCGCTTTGACTTCCTTCTTTCGAAGTTGTTTCCCAGCATTCACCCAACCATCACGGGCCACGATGTAACTCGCCAGAGCGTCACAGTCGAGGTTCGTCATAATCTTGAGATCCTTGAGGATCTTCGCGATTTCGTCGAACGTTTTCTTCTGAGCTTTCGTCAGATACGGCGGAGCCTCGATCGCATCGCTCGGAACGTCGAGCTCCTCTTTTCGCCTTCGCTCGATCTCATCCTTAGTGAGATGTTTCTTCCCTTTCATGAGGATGAGATTCACGGGCTCTTTATTTCGTCCAGCCATAAAAAGCCACTCCCTTTCGTCGTTTCGAACATCTGTTCGTTTTAGGTTCCGGGTAAAAAGGGAGTTTTTGCTCAAAATACCTCCCCCTGCACCGTTCCCCAGCAAAATATTTAAAACTTTTTTCGATACCCCTCGTCAGGGTTTCAAATTGACACACAGAGTCACGTTTTGTGATTCCGTGAGTAAATCATCGCCTAAAAAGAAAAACGCCTCAAATCGCCTTTTACGGCTTCTGAGAGCGTTTCGCTTTTGATTGAAATCTTTTGTGTTCTTTGTTGTGACAGTCCACACATACAGCTTTCAAATTCGTTACGTCGAATCGGCGTTCCCATCCTTCGGGTGTTTGTATTGCTTGCATGTGATGAACCTCAACGGCGAGACCTCCACACCCTTCGCATGTCCACGAATGATCCTGCATGTATCGAGCCGACAGCATCCGCCAGGGCTTCGACTTGTAGAAGCGCACATACTTCGGATCACGCCGAGAATTATACGCCCTATCTGCTCGGGCTTTTACTTCAGCTTCTCGAGCTTCACGCGCAGCCGTGACCATCGGCAGACATGTCGGGCAGTACGCCGCAGGATATGCGCAAGGCTTGCCGCATTTGTTGCAGAGTTTCAACAGCATTTATATCCCTCCAATTAAAACGGGCTCGCGCGCTGGCAAACACGAGCCCTCAACGAAAGGAGGTGATCCCACACGAGCGACACATGCCGCTCGCCCTACCCGTGGGACACTATCATAATAGCCGATAGGAGATGAGCATTCAAGAACATCTATGATCATTTATGCTCATAATTCGAAACGTTCGAGAGCGGCCTCATAATAACGGCGCGTCTGAGCGACCGAATAGTTTATCCGCTCTGCGACTTGCTCATGAGTCAGATCATCTATGAACTCGAGCTTCAGGATTCGCCGGTCGCGATGATCTCGCAGACTCTCGATCCGATCGATGATCTCCTTTCGTTGAGCACACTTTTCGTTGATCTGTTTCTGGAGCTCCATCTTCTGATTGACCAGAGTGTCTATCGTCACCGGCTGACCACCTCGGGGCATGTCGGAGATCTTCTTGATCGGTGCGTCATATAGTCGAGCATCCAAACGAGCGAGACGCTCTTCATCATCCTCGATCTCGGCGTTCAGCCATTTATAGGATTCAAGATATTTTATTTTAGCGTTTCGCTCCTGATCCGTCATCTCACTGCCTCCGTTTCTTTTCACGGTCTTTGATTCCACCGATTACATACGAGTTCACATCGACATTGTTCAGTCTCTCGGCTCGCTCCTTCTCGCGCTCAGCCTTATACTTGATATACTTTTCGCATCTCGAGTGACAGTGCAATGATCTGTCAGCACAGAAGCGACACGGCACATAATTCACACTCTCACCTCCGAAATAACACCATTAACACCATAACACCATTTTTTGCGATTTCTTATATACTTTCTTTTTCTTATATCTCTTTTTCTTTTATATATAATATATTTATATATCTTCTTATATTTTTCTAAAAATGATGTTATGGTGTTATATTATATATAAAATATAGATACCTTGAACAAAGAAACCTTGATTTGATAGGGTTCACGACCCGACTTTTTATGCACCTTGCATAAACACCATTTTTAACACCATCGTGTTTTAACAACACCATATGATGTTAGACGGCCCCGAGGACGAAAATCAGAAAAATTTATTTTTCACTCAGACCGGCCCGAGACCGTCATTTTTCCGAAAATGGTGTTAATGGTGTTGTCGATGGTGTTGTCGATGGTGTTGTTATTCGGGAGCGATTCTCGGCAATTCCGGCAACGCCATCCAATGAGTAACAGTCATACCGTTGACACCCTCATCGGTGAAATGAGGTCGATCGACATAGCCATTCCCTCCGTCAGCGTACCAACGCAACACCATCAGCCAATCCCATTCATGCATCGGATCATCGGGTAACGAACATACACAGAGATACTCTCTCCCGTGTCGGGGCTTTTGCTCTGCGTCTACACTGATCCACTTCTGGGTAGCAGCCTCCATACCGGCACGATAGCCGAGGTTAAACGGATCAGCGATTTCCCTGAGTGGGGATAACTTACAATCCATCAGCTTTCACCCTCCCGATCGCTTCTCAGATAGAATTTAAACCCTTCATCCGGATTATGATCGACCATAACGGCATCGTCCGAACATGTGTTAATGTAGGACTCCAGGAACTTCAGAGCGACTCGGACGGAGTCTTTCGAAACGGAGAGATCGGTGATCGAGTCACATCGTCCCCGAACAATCTCCCTGAGAGCATCCTTCTCGCGTCTCAACTGACACAGCTCGAGAAACATCTTCTCGTGAGTGTCAATCTCGATCATCAGACCCTCGAGATAATCCGCGATCTCGGGCTCGCCGATCCTTCTCAGGTGGATCGGATATTGACGTTCATTCATCGGGGCTCACCTCCTTTTCGAGTCGCTCATTTGACATGAATGCTTTGAATTCACGATGACAAGATTCGCAGAGTATGGGAGTATATAACCCATCGTTGAGCCACCCCTCGGGAGGATGGAAACACTGCAAATTCCCATCCGCGGACTCCGCTTGCACCGAATAGGGTTCGACGTGTGTTTTACCGCAGCGTCCGCAGCGAAATTCAATCAGAAGTCGCCGACCTCGAAGTTCATACGCGTTCATATACATGAGCTTTCACCCCATCACTCGGCTTTCTTAGCCGTGGACTTCTTGGTCGTGCGCTTCTTCGGCTCCACCGGTTCAGCGGATTCGGCGACAGCCTTAAACAGCATCTCTTCCTCGAGCTTAATTTGAGCAGGAGCAGCGATCGCCATCAGGTGAGGACACTCGCCGCCGCGATTGATCGGGCAGAGCTTCGCGTCGTGACGACAGCGATATTTACCCGTACCGTTTGCGGAAAACATGCACTCCTGCGCATTCTTGGGCATTTCATTCACCATCAGTTTCATATGATTTCCTCCTTATCATAGAGTCGATTGTTTTTCTTTCATCGAGTCGATGACACCTCGCTATTTCAGAAACAGCACCAGTCTCGTCGATCTTGTCGAGAGACGAATAACACGATCCTTTCGGATTGTAGAATCGCATCAAATAGAGCGAACCTTCACGAGTGACCACCTCGGAGCGGAGCATCACTCGACTGTCGCCGCGAGCGCGATGATAATCTATCAGAATTTGCTCGGCGTTACTCATTTTTTCTCACCCTTTCAAACTCCTATGAGTTTTGATGCGATCATGTCGGCCGTATGAGTCCACAGCACATTCGGGAACTTTTCGACCGCTCGGCTATACTCATTCATTTCCTCATGATTAAACGCGCCCATGTGGAAGCGGATGCAATAGACTTCCTCCTCGGTGAGCTGGAGTAGTGTCGAGGCGATCATAACCGATTTCTCGCCGTGGCCTTTCAGAATGGTGTCGGCGTAACCGTAGTCCATCGGATCGGGGCCGTTACGTTTATACGCATCCATTTTACACAGGTCGTGGCACATGCCCACAATCCAGGGTGATTCGACTCGACTCCATTCGAGATTGAGTTTCTCGGTCAACCATACGAGAGCTCTCGCTACCTCATAGGAATGATCGAAGAGACCGCCCTCGTAATTCCCGTGATAACGAGTGGACGCCGGAGCTGTCAGAAAACCTAATCCGGTGAGCCGATAATATTCATCGTGATCAGCGACACCTCGATTAATTTTGTTCAAGAATTGACATAAGAGAGTCGCACGTTCTTCAGGCGTGTGCATCTTTTTTCCTCCTTTCGATTTCACGTTTGATATACCACAGAGCCTTCTCGAGATCCTCGATCGGCTTGCCCTTGTGGTCAGCTCGAGCGATGTACTTGACAGCATTGCCGAGACTGAAATTCAATTCCCACGCTTCGATCGCCTCGATGACTTCGATCTTTCCGACATTGTAGTGATGCGGATGATCGACGTTCGAAGATTGACCGGGCGACTGTATAAAATTACTAGGCTTCATAATTGCACCTCTTTTCGGTCTTAGGCTTCGCGATGTATTGATTCTCGCGAATGATGTTTCCGCAACGAGAGCACGTCAGCTCGAACACGGGCTTTTTCTTCGAGATCTTCTTCGCCTCGGGCTCGCCGTAGAACTGACAGAACGGACACGCGATTTTTCCGATCATGTGTCGACCCTCCATTCGATAATCTGTTTCTCTGCGAGAGTGCGCTGCACGTCGATGAGTCTCTGATTTCGAGATCCTCTGAACGGAGTTCCGAGTGTACGCATGAAATCCAGATACGGGCCATCGACGAGGACGTCAATCTCCTTGAGCAGCATCTTCGCCGACTCTCCGAGATTCGAGAGTCTTTCAAACGTCCATCCGGTGTACGCCCACACGTTCAGAGTTCGAGCGTGAGCAGCTTGCGCGAGTATCGCGCACGGTTCCGGCTGACAGAATGGATCGCCGCCGGTGAGCGTGAGACCGTTGAGGAGTGGGTTCTCCATCATCGCGACGATCGTCTCAGTGTCGACGAGCGTTCCGCCGGTGAACGAGTGCGTCTCGGGATTGTGACAGCCGCGACACCCATGAGGACACCCTTGAGTAAAGACCGCCAGACGGAACCCCGGGCCGTCAACGATAGACTCCTGGACGATTCCAGCGATGCGAATCAACATTCGTCATCACCTCTGTCGTCGGGTTCATAGAGCTCGAACCCACCGCCCTCGCAGCATTCGTCTTCGACATTGATTCGACAATGACCGCCGCCGAGATTGTGCTTGCAACCTTCGCACGACGTGTGTTCCGGCTCAACTTCTTCGGGCTCTTCTTTGATAATCAGACACACAGCTAATGCAGTGCAACAACACGCGAGGATTGTCAACACGACCGCTTTTATCCCGAACACAATGCCGATCATGATCAATACCGCTAAATATGCGACCGTGAGGATGGTCACTTTAACAGATTTCATTTCTCATTCACCTCATATTCAGGTCGATGGATGCTCCTCTGAGGATCGAACCCGTTCGGGTAACGGTCGCGGAGCTTTTCGATGTTGCGTTTCGCGATCTGCTCGAGCGTGAGCCCGAGGCCGGTCGCAGTTTCGGCGATGTACCAGAGCACGTCGCCGAGCTCGTCACGGATCTTCTCTTTGTCGAGTTCATGACCCTGACTGAGCCACTTTTTCACGATGTCGCAGACCTCGCCGGATTCACCGGCGAGACCGAGACAGCCGTTCAGGAGACGATCGTGTCCGTTCGGACTCGTCCTCTGAGCGAGAACCTGATATTCATTCATCTGCATCACACATCGACCTCGCTTCCAATATCATCGAAGATCACCGGCACAGCATCGCGGAACATATCCAGGAGCGGAATCGCGATCTCTCTCATCTGCGGATGAGCTGCCGGGGCTTCGCGGAGCTTAAAGAAATGTCGCCACTCTCGGAGATTCATCGTCACGACGATCGCCGTTTTCGTGGAGTTGTTCAGCACCGAGCGAGCGATCTGAGGAGATGCTCCGAGCTCGATCATGCGGAGATAATGCTTTTCAGCGTCGAGACATGCGAGCATCCACTCATTGAGGATCTCGGCAATCACTTCGGGTTTGAGCTTCGAAGTCACCGGACACAGCTCGACACCTCGGGAGATGTCGATGTATGTGATCTCGGCTCCGAATTTGTCGTTACTGTAATTGCAATAACGAGTGGACTCCTGCGAATAGCTCGCGAGTCGGTGACGAACGACTTCATGAGTGATACCACGATCACAGATGATCTGGACACTGAGTTTTTCGTGCTCAATGACGGACTCGTGTCCTCGGCGGATAATCGCTCGCACGAAATCGGCGTCGCTCTTGCCGTTCGCTTCGGACTGATAACACACTCGACCGGCGGCGGCGATGCTTCTCAGCATTGCGACACCGTTCGGAGCTTCACCGTGCCAGGTGAAAGAGGGCTGAATAATTTTCAAACGTATTCCTCCTTTTAAAAATCGTCGCCGTGTATTGCCAGTATCAGCAGCGCGGCGAATATCCAGACGAATATCGCGACGATTGTTCCGATATCGTTGTTCATGGGAAACACCTCCGATCAGTCCAGACTCACGCGGAAAAAGCGTTTGCCGTTTTTGCCTTGCCGCATAGTCCCATCGAGGTCGAATCGATCGCGCAGCTCTCGACAGAAGGTTTTCCGAGACGGAGTCGACTTCACGCCGGAGAGCTTGCACCAATCGGAGAAATTACTATACAGCTCAGTCGACGACGTTTCGAGGATCTGATCGAGAGTGATCTCGGATTCGTCAACCCACGAGAGCGTCGAGGAGTTGTCCACCTTGTACGCTTCGAGAGTGTCGGTGACGACCTTCGGTTCGGTGAATCCGTTGTTTCTGATCAGGCGTTGAGCTCCTGCGATCGCGAGATTCAGCAGATACGACAGAGCCTCGGGCGTGACGATCTTGTCCTTGATGAGCGGATCATAATCAGCATCAGTGACGGAGAATTTCGCCTTGAGCGGAATAAACGACCATCGGCGATAAAAGCCGAATGTCTTATCCGTCGAGGATCTCGGGATGTCGTTACACGAATAAATATGGGTCGCATAGGGTTCGAGCTGGAATGGCCTTTCGCCCTTGCGCTGTACTTGCATCGAGTTTCCTGAGAACAGCTTTTTCAGAATGCCGGTTCCGTCGATCGCCGTGTCGTTGATGTCGTCGCCGATGTTCGCGAGCTTGTTCTCAAGTTCAGCCATGTCGAATTTATTGCGCGTGAGCTCACGGATGTCAATCGAGACATAATTGTGTTTACCGAGAAACGCCTTGATCAGATCGAGGATCGTAGATTTGCCATTCGAGCCGCTGCCGTAGAACATAAACGCCTTTTGATAATTCGCGTGTCTCATCATCGTATAGCCGACCATCTCTTCGAACAGCTTTCGAACGTCCTCGTCATAGCAGAATACTTTGTTCAGCATTCCGTCGAGAGCCGGACAATATGCCTCGGGATCGAAGTCGATCGGGATGCGGTCGAAC